TCCATCTAGATTAATTGTAATTTTCACCTTTATGCTCCCGTTGTCCCGTAGCCCTCTGCTGCGGTATGTCGTACATACTAAATGCAATCATGTATTATAGTCAAGCATCCTATTTAAATTATCCAGCTTTTTCCATTTATTGTTTCGATGTCCATATCTTATATTTTCAGACAGTATCCAATTGCTGACTTCCAGTGGTATCTGACCCACCTTGATATAATCTAGACTACGAGGCCATACACCGTATTTACTTTTGTACTTATGAGCAGCCCAGCCATCACTGTACCCTTTATTTCTTGCATGAGTCAGTAGTCCTGAGTACCACATAGATTTGTCAGCCTGGGCGTATGCTTTTGCACTGGCAAGCTGTACAAGCGTTGACGAATCTGTTTCGAGTCTTTCCTTGATTGGGAATTCATACCCGCAGGAACATCGAATGCCTAACATAATCTTGGAGCATTGTGGGCAAGTATGCTGTTTCTTTTCTTTAGTATCTTTAACCTGATCTCGCTCAACAAATTTCTTTTCACCATCGTCAAGCATTGTTGCTACGATGTCTTCTGCAAATCCAAACCTTCCTACATTACTGGCATGGTCAAGGTAGATTGCGTACTCTTTGCCAGGGTTGATGCGCATAATCCTACCGGCTCTCTGCTGGTAAGAAATTATTGATTTAGTTGGATAGCAATCAATCAGGCATCTCACGCTCGGAGCATCATAGCCAGTGTTCAATAACTTGCTACATGACAAGATTTTAAACTCACCATCGTTGTGCTTTTTGTATAGCACTTGCCTTAATCTTTCGTCCATGTAGCCATCAATATGTACAGCACTAATGCCAGCCTTGTTGAACATATCGACTAAGTACCGGCTGTGTCTAATGCTGGGACTAAACGCTATGGTTTGACTGTCTTCACCATGCAATAACCAGTTCCGAACTATGTCACCCGTTAGCTTTTCTTGCTGTTGTTCTGTGGCTTCTGCTAGTTGATCGGGATCGTAATCTGAACCGCCAGTTGATATAGCCTTCATTTTGATCTTGCTCATGTCGATATGACTGCCACCATAATAATGGACGGGTGCTAGATAGCCCTTTTCGAGCAGTTCTTGGGCTGTTATCGGGACAAGGAGATCATCGTAATACCTACCCAGCCCTTTGCTGTAGGGTGTCGCAGAAAGCCCTATAAAGGGTACGTTATCGTACCTTTCCATTAGCTTCTTGACGATCTCAGCCTGGATGTGACATTCATCCACGATAGCCAGTGAGAACTCAGGCATCTTCTGTCTTCTGGCAATGGTCTGAACACTGGCAATCTGGATGAGTTGGGATGGATCGGTCTGCTCATGCTGACCCTGAATCACACCATATTTCAATCCAAGTTTGTCAAACTGGTCACAAGTCTGGCTGATTAACTTGATTCGATCAGCAAAGAATATTACTCGGTTACCTTTCTCGGCAGCGTGTTGCAGGATATAGGCAGCAGTCAGAGTTTTACCGAAGCTACAGGGAGCAGCTAGCAGTGGTCTTCTATGTCCAGTAGCTAGTGAATGTCTAATCTGGTCAATTGCCAATTGCTGGTGCGGTCTAAGTTCCATTTAAAATACTCCATGCTGTTGCTGCCACTGATGAAACTTGTCCATTTCCAATCGCTTTAAGTCTGTCCACCCTACAGGCCACCCCATGAGCCACTCGACCCACATCGGGTTCAGCGTTCCACCATTTTGAGTTTCCGTCCCAAGCCCTCCCAATATTGCATTTGGTAGCGCATCCATTGCCCTGCTTTTCCCGTCCTTCCTTATTAAAGATTCCGTTTTGTAACCTCCCTTGTAATCCCTTTGAGTTGGTGTGGGCCATATCTGTAGACGTTTCTTTAATGCTCTGCGGCTGTTGCTGCCTCCATCCATCCCCGTTGTGTTTGGAGTGTGAAAAAAATTCTCGTTGTTCGGCTTTAAGCCAGATACGTTCTCTGAGGTGTGGTGCGCCAACACTTGCTGCTGATATAATTCCCCATTTACAGTCATACCCCAGCTTGGAAAGGTCTGCAAGGACAACTCCAAGTCCTCGAAAAGTGAGCATTGGGCTGTTCTCCACATATGCGTATCTAGGTCTAACCTCGCCAATAATCCTTGCCATGTGTTTCCACATTGAGGATTTGTTTCCTTCAATTCCTGCTCCCAACCCTGCTGCGGATATGTCCTGACAAGGAAATCCTCCCGAAACCACGTCAACAAGTCCTCTCCACTTTGTACCGTCAAAACTTTGAACGTCATCCCATATCGGGAAAGACGGGAGAATGCCGTCATTCTGTCTGGCTGCAAGTACGCAAGCTGCGTAGATATCCCATTCGACTGCACAGACGGTTTTCCATCCGAGCAGGTGTCCTCCGAGAATTCCTCCTCCCGCTCCAGCGAAGAGTGCCATTTCTCGTAAAGTGCTTTGCTTATCAACCATGCCATATATCTCCCGTAAATCGTAGGAACAAACTCTGTCTTTTTTTAATGAGTTTGTACTTGTATCACTTTTTTCAGACCACAGTATTCTATGAGGAGCTTTGGGACACCTAGCCTAGTAGTACAGTAGAGAATACCTGCCTGCATTGATCCAAAATACACTGATTGCTGGAACAGTTCCTCATCCTGAGAGTCTGTCAACTCACCTAACCCCATCGAACTTCTCGATTGGTGTCCGCTTAACCCAGTTTACTCAGAATCACTTGCTAGATTCTGACAGTCGCTCCTCAAGTCCTGAGTGCATTTTGCTATCCAGCTTAAAGTCCTGTAGACATTACAATTGAGTTACAGTCATTGCATTAAAACACTGGACGATATAGGACTATGTTGATCGATACTGGTTGCTTTCGGGGGGAGAGATCGGTAATAATGCCGCTGTCGGCAAGTCGATCTTTAGCCACCTTCAGTATCGATGGACTACAATCCAACCGACATCGCTCACACTACGCTCCCGTGTGGTCTGAGTCAAGCCCCAATGCCAAAAGCTGCGGGGCTTTTTTTATACCACCCTTTCTCGTGATACTGCTTTCACCCAGGCTCTACAAATAATACAGAACCAACCACATCTAACTGGATGTTTATCTGGTGTTTCATATGTCAGCACTTGCGTCATAGCAGCACCACACTGACATTTTCTTTCAATAAGACTTTCGCTCATTCTTGTTCCAAAGTGTGTCTGTTGATTACAAAAGGCTTTGCTCTGTTGGTAGGTGTCTCACCAGAAACTCCGTCAGCCACTTTTGTGATAGTGCCACCCTTCTTTAAATATATAGCAATGTGGTTTTCAAGTTCATGTTGTCTTGTGGAACTTTCAGTCAGTAACTTTCTGTTTTCAACAATGCTTAAATACTTTTTCACTCGCATATCTCCGCAGCGTTAGAATTGTAATCAGGCCAGCCGTATTCGCCATTTGATTCTTGAAATATCGCATACATATTACAATATAATTGTCGTTGCTGTTCTTCATCGTCATAGTCAAATGTGCTGACTGCACAAGCTGCAAGAATAAATAATGAAACAACAAAAATGCAAACAATATCTTCTTGTTTGAATTTCATCTCAGACTCTCTAAGTCTTTCCTGCGCAACCAGCTTGTAAACTTACCAATGACTTCTGCTTTAGTATAACCAAACCAGACTAGCCCACCAGCTTCACCATCACTAGACAACATATACCAATTACTTTTGATTTCTTTTATCAGCATTTGCTTTAATCCTTTTGGCTTTCTTTGTAAATATTAATTTAATTCTTTGTAGATATTCTATTGAGTATTTCTTGATTTCTTGATTTGACTCAAGTGCATCTAGTCTATAATTCCCGATCTTTTTTACTAATTTAATTCTGTAATTCGTCACACTTCCTGACAAGTATCTATTGCATTTCTTACATTGACCATGTGCATTGTGTAGATTAAAACGTAAATGTGGTGATGATCCTGTTGACCGATAATGTCCACAGTCGTAACCACCTCCAACTATATCTTCCATTGGTAAGATGGTTGAACATGATATACACTCGTTACCCCTGTCACGTTCTCTAATGTAATTGTTGAATGCAGCCTGGGCTTCCTTCACCCACTCGACTCTACGTTTTAATTTAATACTGTTTGCTTTCTTTTCTAATCTTTGTGCTTTGTCCAACACCACTTTACCCTTCGTCCTGGCAAACTGTATCAAGTGTTCCATATTACAAAATGCCTTCAGCGAGCCTACTACAGCACCCGCTGCTGGTATCTTCTTTCTACAAAAACTACACCGCCTTGTTAACATAGACCCTAACACCGAACTCCATATCTTGGTCGTGCCACCCAGCTACCCACCAGCACTTTTTTGAGTCAGTACTGTGTAGATTGCAAGATGACAATGGTAAGTCAGCTATTCGAGCTTTCCTGCCGATCTGGTACGTTTGTTCTTCAAGTTTAGTGTTATTGTTTTTCACTGGATTCCTTCTGAGGCCATGCAACGTGTATCCCGTATTTTTCTGAGAAATGCCTGTTTAATATTTCATAGATTTCAGCATACTCACTGGGTGATGGTTCTTTGGTGCTTTCCTTCCCACACACAATTAATTGGATATGTTTCCATATCTGAGACTTGACAGTCAGCATCGTCCAGGGAATTGCAACAGACTCTTTTAGTGTCTTACGCATATCATTACCGCTTTCATTTAGAGCATCAGCCATACGCTCGCACCACACATGAAGTGCATTGAACTGTTTGATTGATGCTCTTTTTTCGTTGGTCAATGTAAACGTAATATACTTTTTCTGAGCATAAGTCTCGTCAATGAATTTATGCAAAGCATCTTTCGTATCTTGGCTGTCAACTCTCCAGAACTCCATGTTATTTTTCATAACAGATAGACACTAGATCATCTAGCGAAATCTCTAGAGCTTCAGCAATCTTGATCGCTGATCGCAATCTGATGTCAGTGGAATGCTCCCACTGGTACATCATCTGAGGACTCACACCCATTTTAGCTGCAATGAAACTAGGCCTTACTCCACGACTGTCTAGATAGTCACGCAGTCCATTTCCAAAATGATAATCAGAACGGGATGTCATTTAAATCCTCCATTTCTATTGATTGAACTACTGGTTTAAATGCATCTGCTCTCTGGAACTTGATGGTCAAGCTGGGTGCGCCAGGCTTATCTTTATCGCCAGCCCAACAAGACATGAAGTAATCAATCCCTTCGACCGTACATTTCCCAGTCCACTTGGGATGTTTGTCCGTTAATTTCTTTTTATTAGGCCAGATAGCACCTGAGTTATTATTATCGTAAGTCATTTTTGCTCCGTGTATTTCATTAATCGACAGTTTGTATGTATCGCCTTGAGTGCTGCATTCCACGCATCAGCCCAAAGTATTCTTTCGTATTCAGAAGCTGATTGGTATTCCTTTCCATACAGTTCTTTGTAACTAGCCTCCATCATCATAATGAAAACTCCTTCACTAATTCATCAATCTTATTGGTAGCCTTTACAACTTCAGCTTCCAGCTTGGCAATGAACACTTCATCCCTCTGTACAACCACCATCAGAGGTTTGAAGTCAGGATGGTAACTGAAGAAATGAGCCTTGACCTTGCCGGTGATCCATAGCTGTCCCTGAACCTGGGCAATGTATTTGCTGGGTAAACAGCCATCTCTCAGATACTCGACATGGGTATGTCCAGAAGGGCATTTGATCTCCAGCAGAGAGTCATCACCAATGAAAGCATCAGGACTAGCTCCTGCATCCAAGATATCGTGCATACACAAGGGTGCTTCTGTTACCACAAGGTCTGTAACGAACTCAAACAGCGACCTAGCCTCTGGCTCTAGATCAGTGCCACGTTGCATAGCGTCAGTAACCTTGACTTCTACAGCAGCTCCAGTGACTCTCTCAGCTACGAGTTGATTGATGTAGTTGTCAGCACTGGCAGAAGGTTTGCCGGTAGAGGTTATTAATCGGTCAAAGTTTGAAGCTGTAGGTATGCCTAGCCTTGCAGCAAACCACTCTGGACTTCTCTGTTCATGGGGTATTAGTCTCATTTGGATTGCTCCAGTTTAGCTTCCAGGGCTGTCTTAGCTCTCTCGAAGTCAGACTGCTTGAGATTGACCACTTCTTTTATCTTGAAATGCTTACAAAAGTTTGTGATGTTTGAATCAGTTTCTACCAACAAATCCATGACAATTTGGTACTGGTCATCACTAATTGGCTCATCTACGACAGGTGGTTGGGTGTCAGCATCCTTCGTGTCATCAATGGCAAACAAGCCATTGAGAGCGTACTTACGAGCGTATGAGGATGCTGTGCCGGTAATCTGGCTGGTGTCCATACCTTTCTTCTCATCAGGCTCTCTGGCAAATGCAGCAGACCAGCCTATCATTTCTGCACCGTTCCATACTGATGCAGTAGCCTTGACATATATCCTTGTGCCAACCATGACAATCTCATCAGTGAGATTAAGATGGTATCCAGCTTCAGCCAGTAAAGGCTTGACAGCCTCTACGATATCTTCGCAAGAACGATACCGATACTTGCCAAACGAATTGAACTGGCCTTTTGGTGCTTTTAACTGCGATTGGATTGTCTTCATGTTGTGTAGCTCCCGTTGTGAATGAGTCGCTACATTAATTCATAGATATACTGTTGTAAAGCACTTTCTTCATGCTAGTAAACAAATAAGTTTATTTTGCCCACTTGACAATATTATAGATTGCGAGGCATATGTAGATAATTGAGATGAATTGTAAGTCTGGCATATCTTTATCTGAAGCTCGAATAATCCATAAAAGTTCCGCAGCAATTCCAAATAGCCAACCAGCAGCCCTTCGTTCTCCGAGTAAGATTAAGCCCATTATCTGAAGTAAATTAGCTAACCAACCGATCATCGCAATCTCAATCTATAGCTACGAACCTTCCCGCCAGTGCCTGTATGCTTTTTAATCGCTGCCAGTACCGCCTGTTTGGGCGTACAGCCACTATCCAGAGCTACTGCTGCGTAGGATGCACCCCCTCCTATAGAGCCTCTACGAGCCACTACAGGATGCCACGACAAGACACCCTTCTCCGCACTCAAATCGAATAAATCTAGACCATCCCACGCTAGTGCTTGAGCATCTAAACCTTTTCTAATCTTATGAGTCTTTTTTACGAACGCTTCTGCTACTTCTTTAAAAGACCCGACATCACCAGCAAAAAAAAACTCGATATTATCCAGCTCAAGTCTTTTCTCCGCTTCGTCTGTAATGATTTCATCGCCCTGAGTCACACGCCCATCACAGGCAATACGTCTCAATTTTAAATCATAGACGATAGTTGTCATGTGAAATTCGGTCGTACCGTGCTTCGTGAAACTTCTCCATGCTCATTGTGGTAGGTAATCGCTTTGGCTTCTCTGTTTGAGTATAGAAACCCTCTTGCTCCATACGCATCTCTGGCAGACAAAGTAGGATGCTGCTCAACAATAATCCCGCCCTTGTCGATTACTTTTGTGTGATGGAAATGACCAGTGTGGATGTAGGTAAAATTACACTGACCGTAGTCAGATTTAAATTGTGGATCAGTAGCAAACAACAGAGGCAGGCTGTCCATTTTCTGTAGATGTCCGTGATGCCACCCTAAGAAAGTCTTACCCCATCTGTAGTGATAAAAAGGAAATGGCGAAGCATCTACTGAGACTCGTGGATTATCTCTAAAGGTATTTTTCATAATGGCGCGTAGCCACACAGATGAAGCCGTGTCGTGATTCCCTTCAGCCATCAACACATGAACCTTGTCGTGCTTATGTAAGAGCATCTCAATAACTTTTAAACAAACACTTATCGCTGTCTGTACCAATAAAGGAAATCTTGTATCAGCATCTAAGACATTCTTTGCAGAGGGTGTTGTTGCCAACATTCCATCCCAGTGTAACAAGTCTCCCAACTGAGCAAATATTCCTACTCTCGAATCAGGACTACCACTCATCATATCTGAGAAGGCATTTAATAAAACACCCTCTGCTATTTTCATATCCCAACTAGCACCTGTTTCCTCCTGCCAGGCATACATACCCAGATGGAAGTCGGTCAGGGTGTAGACAGTAAGTAAGTCAAAACAAGCACCTTGCTTGGCTGGGACTTGTACGAATGGTGTTATACCTTCTGCAAGAGATTCTATAGCAGATCGGAATGCAGCAACTTGAGACTCTTGCTTTACATTCGTTTTATTCCAGTACATCGCTACTGTTTCTTTACCGTCCTCATCGACTTTAACTAATGAGGAACGCCCCGATATTACTTGCGGAGACGGAGAAATCAAAGTCATGTGATGAACAGGATCGTAACCAGACTTGTGGATTAGCTCACGAATTCTCGCAGCCATCTTGAAGTAGTTTCTTTGATCTACACCGAGAGCTTCAGTAATGTCCTTCGGTCTATTGCCAGTTCTAAGTAGGTGAAATGCAACTCTTTGCTTGTCGCTCTCTAAGACAGCTTCAGCTTCAGCAGGAACTGATTTCCAATCGAAATTAACTCGGTAAGGCATAAGCACTCCATTTAATTAATTTTCCTTCAACTGCTCTGCGCCTTTAACTTAAAAATAGTAGTCTTTCTGCTTCTCGTCTTCTAGTCAGACCTTTCAGAACTTTCCCTTGAGCTTTGTTCCATTTAAGAAATTCGTCTGCTGTTCCTGCTGTATCACCTCGGTTATATTTCATGCGCAGAGTACTAGATTGCAGACTTCCAAGACCCAGGTTGAAGCTGAAGGAAACCAGAGCGTCAAACTGTGCTTGGCTATTAGCAGAGCTAGGGCAAAGTCTAAGTACACCTGTCTCAAACCTAATAAGATCGCTCCTAAATATTGCATCTATTCCTCCGCTACTCCAAAGCCTGTTATGTTCTGAGTCAAGTGGGAATGCCATGCGTTCTGGCATTTTGAGCGCAGCCTGGTGAGGGTACAGGACATGACCTACCCCTACCGTCCACAGGCCAGCAGGACATCTGTATGGCTGTTGTTTGACCGATTCAAAGGCTTTAATGAGTTCACAAGCAGTATTTGATAAATTCATTATTCAGTTTTTTCCCCAGAATTTTTTGGAATTTTGAATTTCCAAATTTGTAAATGTCCTGGCTTAAACCATTTCTATTTTTTAAATGCTTGGCTACCAAAGTGAAAGGCTACTATAGAACTCCAGATGATCTGAGTTTCTTCATCCCACAATAAAGACATAGCATCTGCAAATGCTACATCTGTCTGAATAGCATAATAGAACCCGAAGGCATCTACAGCACACAGCAGCAAGAACATACCGTAGGTAATCATAGGCCGTACTAACGCTCGTAGATTAATTACCCAGACAGACGCTCCTTTACCAATCTCTATATCATGGTTGAGTAGAGCTAGTTTCTCGCTAACTGCTGCTTGCACAAAGGTAGCTTCATTCTTAATTTCTTCTATTCTGGCTTGAGCTATAAAGCCACGCTCTGCCATCAACATTTCACGTTCAGCCTGTTGAGCCATCATTTTAAGCTCATGGGATTTGTCTTTAGAGTCTTGGAAGAAATCTAATAACTTAGGCAAACCACCAGCAAGGAACGAGATAATCGTGGAGAGCAAAGTAAGCATATGTCACCTATGGAAGTGAGCCTGATACAGGAAGAATTGAGCCTAAAGGTGCTTCGGTCAACATCGTAGTTCCAGCAGGTACTGGTGCGCCTGTCAGACTCTCGTTGATAGCACCAAAGCAATCAGCTAACTGAACTCCGTTTACTATTTCTGTCTTGACGCAATCGAATGAAAACATCTGGCTAAAATTTGCATCTGATCCGCTTACGAATAATCTAGGAACAACAGTAGTCACATCCCAGGTTGGTGCAGTAGGTACTTCTGAGAATGGTGCAAACAGTGACCATACATGACCTTCTGCTGCATCACAACTGCCTTGCATATTCCCACCTTTGACATCAGCTACAGAGCTTCCATTCATAACAGGACATACAGCCATTGCTTCGTTGAACTGAGCTGTTCCTGTAGGAGTATTAACAGTTATTAAGTTACCAGTTGGTACAGCACTTGATGCACCGCAGAAGGCAAACTCACCAACACAGATTTGATAGCGAGCAGCTTGTGAAGCAGAACAAACAAACATAAGTAGTAAGAGTAGGTATCTCATTTATCAGCCTTTAAAGCGAGCATATCAAAGATTTGTCGAAGCATTCCCTTAATTTCATGGATGTCTGACTTGTAGTCTTCTTTTGCAACGTAGACTTTTGGCAAATCACGAACTTCTGTGTCGAGTTTGTCGATGGCTGCCCAAAGTTTATTAAACAAGAAGCCTCCGAAAAACGCTGCTGCTCCGATGGCTAGATTAAAAGCTGGTTGATAGTCCATGTCCGTTCCTTGTTGATTGTTGCTGTCGATGTCTTTTTATCTATTACTAAAATACCGTGACAACTTATATTCCAATCTTCTCCGGTTTTCTCACTTGCGGAATTAACATTCAACACAAAGTGCTTGAACAAATATTCTTTCTCAGCGTTGTCACCTTCAAACACTCGCCAAACGTGTTCCATTGTTCCTCGACCGGCCTGACCTCTACTCTTGTTAAATCTTATTAAATACTTCAAACCACTTCTGCCGCATTAGTATTACAGACTTGCGGTGCGTACTGCACACTCAGATTAAAATGCACGAACTTAATCGGTTTGTCTGAACCATGTCTGCCAAATGAATGTGGTAGCCATGCGTTACTTATTAACATCATCCCAGGCTCTGGCTGAAAGTTAATCGTGTTAGATGCAGGCGTAGCTACGCTCATGTCAGTCTCTGGTAGGTTGATTTGGACTTTGCCGCCTCGTGGATCATGGAACATTACTCTTGAACAATTTTCTGGTGTCTCTAAAAAGTAGAAACCTACCAACTGATTTCCACCACCGTGAACGTGTTGTTCCATTAACGAGTGCTTGTAATGTTCCTGCGTCCATACCGCATCAACCACCACATTAAAGCTATTCATATGATAGCCTTGACCGTTTAAAATACTCCAACCGCTTTGCCATAAACAGTTACAGAAATCAACTAAACGAGAATCACCGGCATAATTGTCTGTGTTGTGCATTGGATATATTTCATCAACATCATGCGTTATTTTTTTTAGTGCTTCCTCTGATACTTCATTTATTATTTCTAGAAATTCTGGCTTCTTTGCTACATATACTGGTGATGGAAAATAATAGTACGCATCAAAATCAGGCTTAACTTCTTCTGTAGTATCCGTCATGTAGTCCTTATGGGGAAATTGGTTGTACAACTGCTAATGGAAAGCCATCTTGTTTAGTAATATCTCGCAACGCCTGACGGTATGTTGCCCATGCTGCTTTATCTGCTGTGCTATCAACAACTTGAGTCCAGTCGGAATTGGTTAATTTTGCGTTTCTAATGTTTCTTTCATATTCTGCGTAAGCCTTTATGTCTATTGGCGGTTTAGTAAAATTTACCCCATCATATGAATCACCAATTGATGCTAACTCTCCTTCTACCCAATTTTCCATGAGTGCAGAATTTGATTCTACTATGCTACTAACTTTGTCGTTTATTATAATTGCATATTTCATAAATTTACCTTTTACCAACTAGAAATTCTAGCAAATCCAGCACCACCAGCACCACCAACACCAGAAGTTCCAGAACAACCTGCTCCACCACCGCCACCTCCTCCCCCGCCTCCAAATGAACCTTTACCGCCAGCAAAACCTGCTGAACAGTCAACTCCCCCGCCACCACCACCAAATCCTAATGTTATCTGTTTCTGTGTTGTAGATAATACGCATCCAGCCTTGCCAATTGCTCCTTGACCACCTGCTGCTCCCTTTTGACAACATATAGAAGCAACATAAATTCTTCCTCCTCCAGAACCACCATAACTAAAAGTGCCACAATGCTTAGTTCCTCCTGCCCCTCCACCTGCGCCACCTAAAACTGCCGGAAGTCCATCAGCACCTCCTAAACCACAAACTCTTCTGGGTATGCCTCCTGATGCACCGCCAAATTCTCCTGCATATCTTGCAGTACAAGCAATACCCGCAGTACCAGTAACTGCTCCGCCCCCAAATGCACCAGCAGCAACTAAAGTAGTACTACTTAAATTCTGCTTGGCTGGCGCACCCGGACTTTGAGAAACACCACCATAAGATGGAAAAGCACCACCACCGCCACCCCCGTAATAAGTTCTACAAAAGGTTGCACCGCCAACACCAAAATAACCTCCAAATGCACTGAGGTATAATCCAAATGAAATACTATTTGCAGTTATTAACTCACCAAATCCAGACGCACCTCCAGCAGTGCCATTATTTCCGCATGAAGCACCACCAGTAACAGTTGCCCCTCCCGCTCCACCTGCCGCAATAGTGACAAGCACTGTGCTAATTAAACAAGCAGCATTAAATATTCTGTAATTATATGCTCCACCACCGCCACCACCTCCTCCCATTACGTTAGTTCCAAGACTACTAGATTTACCACTTCCCCCACCACCACCGCCACCCCACAGTTCTACCATTACAAGAGTAACGCCAGCCGGTTTTTTCCAATATGAACTTGTTTTAAATTCTTGGACGTTTGCGGCAGGAATAGTTTTGTATCCAAATGCGGTAGCCATATTAGTACGCTCCACCAAAAGCAGTTACCATCAATGCAGTACCAGCAGCAGTCGTTGTAACAGCAACACTTGCATACAAAGCAAATGCAGCAGGTAGATTAAGAGCAATTGGAAAAGTATAGGTCGAAGTAAACGCTGCTACTGTTGTGCTAGGAGTTACAGCCGTGACTAATATCTCTTGTATTAGAAAAGCAGTTGTACCATCCCACATCCATATACCAACAATTGATGCTGCGTTGGCTGTACTTATGCCAGTTCCACAATTATTAATTTGGATAGAGTCAATCCTCAACCCATTCGTAGACGCTGGGACAAAAGCAATAATATTAGCCCCTGCTAAAGACGCTGTGGCTGTAGGCGCACGAGTTGTACACGCAGTCCGAGCCGCAAGCGTAAGTGATATGGCGTAAGGTGTTTGTGCAAAGATCGGGGTTGCTGTGACTGCCATGATTAAAATCCTCCAAAGTTAAGTGCTGTGTATATGATTGCTCCGGCTGGCACTATTGGTGCTGCTGGTGCTGTACTAGACCACGTTGTTCCATTACTGGTTAAAATATTACCTGACGTACTTGGTGCTACAAAAGAAACCGCAGATGTGCCATTGCCCAAGACAACATTATTAGCGGTTAACGTAGTAGCACCCGTGCCACCATTGGCTACTGGCAATGCAGTGCCTGAGTAGGTAAAGGCTAGAGTGCCAGAGGATGTGATCGGACTGCCGGAGATGCTTAGAAGACTTGGAACTGTAGCTGCTACACTAGTAACTGACCCTGCTGCGGCAGCACTCCAAGTAGGAGTACCAGCACCAGCAGAAGTCAGAACCTGACCAAGTGTTCCGGCAGCAGTATAAGCATGAGCCGTACCAGTACCATAACCTATACCACCATTAGTAGCCGTAGCAGTTGAGTTAGTGCCTCCTTGTGCTATAGAAAGAGGCGTAGTCAGACCTGAAAGACTTGTGATGTTTGAGTTTGCACCAGAGGTAGCTAACCCAGTTATAAGCGTCCCTGAGTCTTTTATTAAATTTCCTGTAGTACCATTAAAAGTAGCTATTCGATCAGTTACAGCTACACCAGGGCCACGAACAGAACCTATCCAATAAGTATTAGAGGTATCGCTAACTGGATTATGGTTTAGGTTTGATCCAGCTAAAGAATAGTAAATATTACCATTAGAGCCAGTAGCTATTTGATATTGAGAATAGGTTGTTGTAGCACTCCAAGCTGAGAATATATTTAATACTGCCCAGTATGTTGGACTTGGAGTTACAGGATTATTGTTAATATTATTGCTTTGTAAGCTAGAGTAATAACTACCATCAGAACCGGTGACAATATCACCAGATGAATAAATCTCAGTAGCAGACCAAGCAGCAAAGGCTGTAGTGGCTGTATCTCCAACAGGGTCTCTTGATTCTATCTGAACACCATTAGAATCAGCTAAAATAGCTTTAGCAGAACCATTGAAGAATATGTTTGGTTGTCTACCACCAGCAGACAAGATAACAGGATTAGTATTAGCAACAGTATACCCAGCAGTCGTAAACGTATCTTTGGCAGTAGTTGTACCACTGTTATAGAAATATATCTTTCCACCAGATAATGGATTGCCATTACTGTCGAAATACTGTGTGCCTAACGAGCCAAAACGAGCCATTTCTTACTCCTGAAATTATCGACCGCCAATACCAGTCATAGCTTGCCTGTACGCTTCTTGTGGTCTTAATGCTTGAGCTATACCAGTACCTTGCAGAGCATTAAAGGGCATATCCTGTGGACTGGTTTGAGCAACAGGCCCTGGTAATGGTGGTCTAGCAGGTGCTAAAAGAGGTGCTACAACTGCTGGTTGACCACTAGGTGTCTGTGATTGTACAGCATTAGGGTTCTGTTGATCTTGCATATCCATTGTGCTAATGAGTTCTTCTATGGTTTTTTTAGATAGCTGTAAAGCAATAATATCTCTAGCAACCTTAGATGTAAGTATTGTGTCATCTATTTCTTTTAGCATAAAAGACAAGTATTTTTTCCCTGTTACGGAGCTAAGAGCTTTACCAGCAAGTGTAACTACTAATGCCCCTCCTAACCCAACGCTTATAGCAGGTGCAAAATAATAAGTAGCACCAAGCATTCCAGAACCAGTTGCAATTCCTAGTACGGTACTAAGTTTGTCACGAAAACCTGATAATTTTGATATTTTTTGCCATGCTCTTCCAATATTAGTATTTGCTTCGCCTGGTACTTTTTTAGCCAATGTATCTAAAATACCAAAAAGTTTAGATTGCATATTTAATGATTCAGCCACATTAACATGAGGATTTTTGCCAATAATCAAATCAGTTATGCTATCTCTAACAGCTTTAGCCGCTGCTGTTTGTTTTGACGCATTTCCCTTTGCAAATGCGTCTGGATTTTGTTCTAAAACCCAATCATCAAATTCTTTTCTGGCTTGTAATAACGCATTGCTATCAGACATTGTGCCAAGAGCCATATTTTTGTCTATCAATGATCTCATTTCTTCGGTTGCATTTTTTACAAACTTTTTATTTTTACCTCCAAAATAACGTAACGCTGATGCTTCGTTAACAGCTCTGTTAGTAGCCGCTGCAATTTCTTGGCTAGTTATAGTGGGTGCAGGAATAAGAGCATTGATAGGCTTCTCTAATTCATCTACTAATCTTTTTGCTTCTGTATTTTTAATAATATCAACAACATTTTGATTGCCAAGCATTGTATTTCCATCATTTATTTTTTGAAGTTTATAGGCAATATCTATTTGTGCTTGCTGTTCAGCTGTCGATATTATTCTGCGACCTTGTAATGGCCCTCCAGTTTCCTTTTGCTTTTGTCCCTTTTTAACTGCGGCTGTTTGTTTTGGAGTTGTTAAATCTTCTAAAAATGCAATCCTATTTCGAGCAGCTTGTTTTGCTGCCTCTGAATCCAAATTACGGGTTATATTATTAAATGTACTAAGACCAGTAGTAAGTCTAGCGGGTCTTGAGAGCGGAGCTATATTTATTACAGCACCAATAAGTTTTGCATCATTAGGATTAGTTTTAGCCCACTCTCTATAGGTATCAATTCCTGAATTCAATGCTGCTATACCTTGTTTCCCGACTTCTGTATCTATGGCTTTTAGCGCAAGATCAGTAGCACCTTCTTTTATAAAATTGGGTGTTACAGCACTTAATGCTGGCGATATTGCTGTGTTCCAAAGACTTACTATCCCTTCTAGAACTGGAGAAAAAGCCACATTTACAACTTCAGATGCTGCTCTGATTGTTCCAGCGGCTGCTCTATATCCTGCCCCATTAACTACTTGGTCATTGCCCATAGGGTCTTTAACAACTCTAGAGGTATCAGTAGATATATAATTTTTTATCTCGTCAAATTTATCGATACTGTTAGTTAAGCTCCTTTCTACACGAGTCAGGTAGCCTGGAGCTTTAGGAGCAGTATTTGTAGATGTAGTTGCAGACGCAGGTCTTTTTGCCAACCAAGCATCAGGATCAAAAACACCAGTATCCTGAGTAGGTTTTCCTTTTTGTAACCATTTATCTGGATCAAAAGCCATTATATTATCTCATCCGTAAATCAGGATTATCTTCTAATACTGTGATAGACCGAGGATCAGCTAATATCCCAGGAGATCGCTCGTCTTTGGGATTATCTAAAGCAAATTTAATAGCGTCTTTAGTTTCGTTTAGTTCTTCTCTTTTTAGTTTTCTCCAGCCAGCAAGATTATTTCCAGGTTGTGCCAAATAATCGCCAGTTTCTTCCAAATAAGCTGCAAGTTTTGCAGTGACTATCATTTTATCTTGAAGGTATGGTGCTAGACCTCCTTCAGACAGTTTGGCTGGAAGTGCTGTTTCTAGTGCTAATAAAAGCTCGGCTCTTGATAACGCCCCAAATGTTGTTTCTTGTATAATATTAAGTCCGAGCTTACGTTGTGCATCGTCTAATTTTACACCAGCATCACTTAAAGAAGGCCAAAGTGAATCAATAGGCCCAGTATTAGCTCCTTCGTTTACCGCTTCTAATGCTTGATTTAATAAATATATGTTATTCCTAAGTAAATCAGATTGTTCAAATGCTGCGTTTGAGAACTTAATTGCGTCAGTAGCTTTAGCTGCGTTAGATTTTTCTGTTGCTAAACGTGTTTCCTCAAGCAGTTGGGTTCTTTTATTCCACTCTTCCGTTTCCTCAGCTCCCTCAACTAATGAACCATCTGGATTGTATAATCTTGTAGGCCCAGACGTAGGAATTATTCGTATTGATCCATCGAGAAATGATGTTGTATCAGCTTGCGCGTTAATAGCAGCGTCAGATCCAGTTGATTTAAATGTTTCAAGACGAGCATTAACTAAATCTAATTGTTTTTTTGCCCCTGCATCATTAGGATTAGTTAAAAGATATCTTTCCAAACCCAGTGCTGTTTGTCTTGTTTTTTCAAACTCACTTTGAGTTGGTGCTGCTTCAGTTTTTTTATCACCCCGTGCAATTATTTTTCCTGCCGAATCAATAGCCACTTGACCCTCGCTCAAAATCATTGGGTCTTCCTTCTCAGGAGCTTTCAACACGCCAGTAGCTTGACCCACTTTTACAGCAGAATCTAATTCTCCTTTTAAAAGTCTTCTAGCATCTGGATCGCCATTTCTTGCTGCTATAGCTAACTTCAATACCCTCTGTGTTTCAGCAGGATTTGCATTCAATCCTTGAAGCATTGTCAGACGAGTAATACCTAGCTTAACAATCCCGTCATAGTCTTCGCCAGACAGTAACTGTTGAGCAGCATAAGCATCTTTAAATTGGCTTTCCTGTATTTTTATTTGCATTTCATCGTCTTGCTTTTTCTTCTCAAGATCAAGCTGGGCTTTCTGATTTTGAGTTTGCTGAAATTCAGGCAGCTTTCCAGCTAGACCTGCTGCAAGACCTTGTGAAGCTACAAATGGATCAAATTGAATTGGCATATTTAGCTTCCTATTCCTAAACCTGGCATTTTAAATGCTGCTGGTGCTTGATAAGGCGTATTATAGTTTGGGCCATATCCACCGCCAGCACCACTTCTTGCTGGAGTTGTATAGTTATAAGTATTGCCTGAGTTACTAAAGCCAGCACCTATACCCGCTACACCTTGAGCAAGATTAGTTACAGCACCTGGGACTAAAGGAACATTTGAGTAGCTTGAACCAGCACCAGTAGATAAATTAGCGAGCATTGATTGAAGCTGGCTTATAGCTTCGGAATCACCGGCTGCCGCTGCTTGATATAGGTTGTTAACATTATTGACTGTATTGCTCATAATGTCTGACATACCAGCACCTTGAGCATTAGTTAGAGCAGACAGTGATGAAGTAGTATTAGCAATGGCACTGGCTATATCACTACCTGCTTGATAGGCTTGATTACCCATTATTTGACCAAGCTGTCCTCTCTGACCACCTATAGTCTGACCAGTTTGGAATCTACCTTGTGCAATGGCTGAACCTACATTCATTGGTATTTGTGCAGCAGTCATACCAAGAGTTTGCTCTGATCCTGCTTGCATTCCTCTCATACCAGCAGCTTGACTAGCAGCATTGTATCCTTGAGCAGATACATCACCGAGCCTTCCAAATTGATTCTGGAAGTCCTGCATATAAGTACCAACAGCCCTACGAGAGAGTTCATCTCGTACATTGCCACCACCAAGCCCACCTAGAGCAGAAGCATTCCTTAAAATGGCTCTTTCAGCTTCCTGTTGAGCAAAGGCTACACCAGGGGATTGCTGATAGGCTGCATAGGCTGATTGTTGAGCTTCAGGCCCTAATGCACCACTGAGTGCTGCTTGTTGGTTATAAGCACCTATTCCAGCCTCAGTGTATGGTTCGTAATAGCCAATGCCTTTATCGTACAGACCAGAGGTTCTTTGCTGTGTTAATGCCAGATTCTGTAATGATGCTCTTTGTCCTTCTGTTAATGCTCTTTCACCACCAGCAAGTCCTTGCAACTGAGCCATCTCTGATTGTTGCTGACCACTGGTCATAGCTGCTTGTGCAGCAGTTAATCCATAAGGAACATCTTGTTGTGCATAGTTATAGTCTTGTTGTGCATTAAAATTAGGAGCAAATCCAGTGTTATTAACCGCATTGTAATTTATTGATGCGTTTGGATTAGCAGTAGGAGAGTTTGGCATAACAGCAGGCGTTAAAGGAGAGCCTGGACTTACAGGAGCAGTTGTAACAGGAGCTACAGGAGTAGTTGGACGCACTGGAGTAGGCGTTACAGGAGCTACAGGAGCAACTGGATTAGCAGCAATACCAGCAGCAGCATATCGTGATGCTACTACAGCAGGATCATAGCCCATTGCTCCAACCAGTTCAGCCTGAGTAATACCGTTAGCATTCATTGCAGCATAAATATCTGCATCAGTAGCATTCGGGTTGTTTCTAAACCAATTCTGTATAGCAGGGGCATTAGCAGATGAATTGACAGCAGTGTAACGTGACGCTACTACAGATGGATCGTATCCCATCGCTCCAACTAATTGGCTTTGGCTAACACGATTAGCGTTCATTGCTGCTGAGATATCTGCATCAGTAGCGTTTGGATTATTTCTAAACCAGTTCTGTATTTGTTCGTTAGTGACAGGTGCTGCTGCTGTAGCTGCTGGTGCTTGTGGTAATGGAGCTGCTATTCCTTGCTGTGCAGCATAACGAGACTGTACCATAGCAGGATCATAATTCATGGCTGATGAAAGCTGTGCTGGAGTTACTTTATATTGATTCATTGCAGAATATATATCTGCATCTTTAGCATTAGGATTATCCCTAAAGTAGTTTTGTATCTGCTCATTACTAACGGCAGGTGGTGCAGTTCCCTGAATGCCGCTAAGTTGACCCGCTAATTCTTGTATAGTAGCCATGTCTTATCCCGCATCATATCCGTAATATGCCAATTCATCAGAAGTGAGTTGTGCTGGCATTGTTGATTGTGCAACTGCTGGTGCTGCTATCCCTGTAGTCTGCATTTGAATAGGTGGTGCTTTTATTCCAAACGCAGCGGCTGGATTTGTAATCATAGCAAAACTAGGATTTGTACCCGTAGCAAAACTAGGATTTGCAGATGATCCACTTGGTTGTAATAGAGGTTGATTTACTGGAGCAAATCTTTGTAAGCCACCATTAGCGTCATAATTCATTTGCTGTACAACACCAGGCTTAAGAGCATTCTGGTTAATGGGTCTTCCAAGAATAGCGTTTTGTATTTGACCCAAACCAGCAAGTTGCTGATTCTGAGCCATTACATTGCCTTGTTGAAAATATTGAGTTTGGGTAGGTAAAGCAGCTTGATAGATATTGAAGCCTGATTGGATTCCCTGTTGACGAGCTTTTTGACCAGCAGGAAATAACTGGAATATATCACCACGAGCTTGATTGGTTTGCTTCTCAATAAATTTCTGAGATTCTTCACGCTGTTTTAAAGCGGTAGCATTAGCTTCTTGTGCAGCTTCATAGTCTAGTTTAGCAGCACCTAGTACGGCTAACGACATTGCTGTTCCTGATACTGCTTGTCCAGCATCCATAGTGTCTCCATCTCGCTTCTAGTTATGCCAAGCTGTACTTGTCCTACCAGCTTGCCATTCATCATATAGGAATCTGAATTGTAACCTTGATGCCTGAATCCTAATGATTCAACTAGATGGATAACGCCACGCTTTGTTTCAGCTACGTTAACAACAACTTTCATACATTCTGGAATCTGCTCAAGTCCGTATCTTATAGATTCTTGAGCGTACTTCTTTATATTTCTAAAGCCTTTGTTTATGACTATGTGAAGCTCTGACATCACTGTTGTCATGGGTTGGACTTTAACATATCCAACGTAATTTCCATCTTCAAGAATGCCGATGTAGAAATTATTTATAACATCTGGCATTTTAAATTCTTGACCATCTTCTGCAATATCTTCCCAACAAGCTCTGAGTGGGTAAGCTACCAGTGTATAGTCTGTGATTCTAAAACACTCAATCATGCCCAGATTATACTAAAATCCACCCTCGACTTCTATCCCCAGATATATCTGATAATTTCTTGATATACAAGATATTTCCAGCCGTACCAGCAGTGTCCATGTAAAGCGTTGTTTCTGTAGCTACTACTACTGTTTCTGGGCTTCCTGATCCTGTCAGTATTTGTAAGTTTGTTATAGCTTGAGTCCACGAATAAAACCTCTGACTCATCTGGTTATCATCATCTGAAATAGGCAGAGAGCGAATAAGCTGATTAATCAATTACAGCCTCCACCTTTAAGAATACCCATTTTACTGGATCAGAAGCCTCAAACTTAAAGCATACTTCTCTGTTAACCCGTCCAAGAGAAGACCATATAACCCTTTGATCGTATTCACCTAATGCTCCAGTTGATCTTGGCATTTGGTTATTAAATGATCTACCACCGTTAGTGGAATAGGATAGATTGATAGTAGGGTCTGATCCTTGACCTGTACTAGCTCCAGTACCAGTTTCACAAACAAGCTCTAAAGCATCTACTACAAAGGGCTGTCCTTCATTATCCAGTTGTGGAGTAACAAATCGTCTTGGAATGTAATTGCTAAATTCTGTGTAGGTATCTCTATCTAAAACGCCTATTTTATTGGAAATAATATCTCCAACCATTAGTACGCCATATACGTCCACTATAGAGCTAATCCTACAAGGAATAATATTACCGTCATCATCGGCAGATTCTCTGGTATGCCATTCTTTGGCAGTAAAGTCATAGACAAAACAAGCCTCATCAGGAAAGTTAAAAGCTATAAATTGTGAGCCAGCTTGTGAATATTTCCATGTATAACAAGAAGATATAGTGGTATCTGAATATCTGCTTAGTTCATTATCTATAGCTGTTGTGGATAACTTATCAGGTCTACCACCATCGGTTACCCAGATAGCAGGTGTTTCTGCTACTGCTCCACCTAGAAATACCATGTAATCATTGACTTCTTCTACAGCATAAATGGATTTGAGTCCTTTGCGCTGTATACCGCCTTGTACCGATGTAAACGGAAATCCAGCACCGCCAGAGTTTTGGAAAGGCTGTATGGTTTGCTGACCAAATATAAAAACTTCGTTATGGAGGATAAAAGCACTAACAATGTTATCTGGGTCTGCTTCAGCAGTTGCAAAGTCAAGTGCGTTATATGCAGTGCCAGCCCTTAGATCAGATATAAAAAATGTTTGACCGTCTGTTTTTGTAAACAGGAAATACCCATCTACGAATCTTACGCTAGACACTGGGCCATCAAAGTCTCCATCGGTTATCTGTACGAGAGCATTGGTAGTGTCGTAAATGTAAGCATTTGTTCCAGAGGAGTCAGGAAGAACAATACACATCTGACCACCAGCAGCACCAGAAGGCCCGTTATCAGCAATGATTACTCGCTCTGTTCCTGGCAATGGTACTGAGGCGTTTACTTGTACTGCTGTATAAACAGCAACACTGCTTACTATAGTTCTATCAATTCTATAAAGGTCTTCCCCTTGTACAAAATACGGTACGCCTAGAAAGGTATGAGAGCCTCGATTAAATTGAGCAGATGTACCTGCTGTGACTGCAAGCTCAATACCAGGCGTAGCAAATAACGATCTAGTAGTTGTGGCGGTTGTTTCAGGAATATTTAAATATAGGTTAGAGCATTCTTGAGCCGCTATAGGCAAAGAATCACTCTTGTAAAAACTTCCACCAATAGGTATTACAGGCATTAGGTGAAATCCGGTGCTAGGTAAATTGAGTCAAATTCAGCATCGTTATCCATTGCTTCAGACAGTGTCACTGCTGATTTTTCCTCAAGATATTGCTGTCTATCTGTTTTTACACCATATTGTGGGCCTATCTCAGCAGCTAATGCCCATTTTAATGGTAAGAAGTATTCTTCAGAATAGTTAATCTCATCCGAGATATTTGAATATACTTTCATTGGTTTTAAGTAATCAAACCTAAGTACATTATTTACATTCCCAGCAACCTGCCAAGCATATAGCTCACCATTACTAAGAGTGGCGTTGTAATAGACGTTGACTATTGTGCCAGAGGAATCTTTGTCTGGTTGGTTAAAGTATTCTTGCCTAGACCACCCTACTACTGGGATTTCACTTCCAGTCAGTGATGAGGCATACATGATGTTTTCAATTCTTAATGGACGTTCTATTTGATCTGCATAGTAATAAACTGAATTACCTGAAGCAGCGGCAGAGGCAACGCCAGTCAATATTTCTAGTGTTGTGCTAGAAGTGACGTTTAAAACATGATCCCAGAATCGAGTTCCATCATCCTGTTCAATGCCTATGTAAGACCCAGATGCTTCATCAACATATTCAACATCAAAAACAGTATTCGTATGACCAGTGGTTGAAGATGAATTAACCATTTTGAATACTATTGTTTCATCAACAGCCGTAATGGTAAGTTCTTGACCAGTAGCAGAAGCAGTTAAGGTCAGTGTATCTGCTACAGTTGCTCCGTTAAGCACAGTGAACACAGCACCGCTAGAAGTCCCTTTGGTATAAGCAAACCTAACCCTATAAGTGTCCCCTATAGTGGTATCTAATTCGTATGATGCTCCACCAGCAGTTGACGCTACATTCGTTACTAATAAGCCTGATGAAACAGCAAGTGTTGCCGAGTTAATGGCAGTCCAGTCTTGAGTAGAGTCGGAAGGGTCAGTAGTCAGTATGTTAGGAGCTTCTACCATGTTGGCAGTGGTAGCTACCGTTATTGCAGTGTTTGTAACTACAAGTGCTACAGTAGTGGTTGTGCTGTAGAAATCAGTTTCAGAGGTGCAATTAGCACCATCAGGGCCAATTAGATATTTCTTTTGATCTACAACTAATGGAAGTATAGCTCTGCCAATAAGCCACTGTTTAGGGCCTTTGGTCTGCCAATACTTACTGACGTTGTTAAGGGCTGTTAAACCCCTAGCATAGTCTGAATTTTGGACTGGCTGTTCTGCTGGAATGATTCGAGCATCCCGTAGGGCTTCCTCGATAATATCACCGGCAGTTTTGGTAAGAATTGAAGTAATAGCCATCTGTCCACCTTATTAAATCAATTCGCTTGTTGTTAATACTGGGCCAGCAGTTACGCCAGGAGTTGCATCACTTCTAGCGTCTGCGGCAATCTGGTAGTCTGTATAAGACCGTATTGTTAATTGGGGCTGTTTAGGTGACCACTCATCAATACCTACCAGTTTATTATCCCAAGTTTTACGCATATCCTTGCGTTTATACTTCTGACCAGAACTATCAGATATAGAGTTGTAAGTTCCTTTAACCCATTTATCTTGGGTAACAATTCCCATTAGTTATAACCTTTGGTGCTTTTTTTCATGGGCATAGTCATTTTTTTGCCTTTCATAGGCATGGTCATCTTTTTAGCTTTCATAGGCATTTTTTTGCTTTTCATGCCGCTTGACTTAACCTTTGAATCAGATGACATCTGAGAACCTTTAGATTGCTGCTCTGTTGCTCTTACTCTAGACATAAATCACCTTTTGACATTGTTAATGATTTTTAACTTTTCATACTACCATTATCTAAATCTTGCTGTTTTCTTTGCAATCTTTTTTGGTTGCGGTACAGACTGCTTCCCTGCTTTTTTACCAGCCCTCTTTGCCCTAGTTGTAGCAGCATACTCGGCAGCACTAAGGCTTTCAATCGCAGCTTTTGGTAAATACCTTTCACCCGTTTTGCTAGACGGCTTTCCTGACTTGGTACGCCATTTCTGATCGCCCCAATCTTTCAGGGACTTTTGAGGAGCTTTCAATCTTTATATCCTCCACCGGCAGCTTTATATTTCTTAGCAACAAGTTGTGCTTTTCTTGCGCTCCATTTTCCAGCACCAGTACCCTGCGTTGCCGAGGCCATTACTTGAGCCACAATCTTTTTGCGGAGAGTAGGCTTTGTGTAATTACCCGCAGCGTTTACTTTGCTTTTCTTTGGTGGAGTCTTAGCCATAAATTACCATTTAGTTTTATTGGCCCAGTATGCTGCCGACATCTTACCCTTGTCTATATTTGAGGCATGACGAGCCTTGAATGATGCTCGTCTAGCCTTGTCTGCTGCTGACTCACCTTCTCTCTTGGGTGAGCCACTTACGCCTTGTTGACCAAATCTAATGGTCTTAACTTGGTCACCAGACTTAGCCACTACTACATGACTTTTTGTAGGATGAGAAGGGGTGCGTTTAGGTTTATTAAACCCAGCAACACCCGCCCTACCAAGTCTTGAGTCTTTAGCCATTATTGTGATTGCACTGAGTATAGTTTAGCTACACCGCTCGTGTAAGCTGTAATAATCAATCTTATAGTCTGACAAGGAGTAAGCATCAGCGCATAAGCATCTGCTGTTTTACTAGTCATATCAGCCTGGTTAAACCATGCAGCATCAGTAGCATAACTAAGCACAACAGTATCTTCTGGTTCATCTGGTGAGACTTGCACTGTGTATGTCATTGCTGCTGATCCAACAAGATCAACATACAAGCCAAGACCAAAATCTGGCTGTCTACTATTGACCCTAAGAGTCTTAGTGGAAGCACCGCCAGAGGAACTTGAAATAGCTCCAACCGTACTACTGCCAGTCATAGCCGCAGACACCGTTACACCAGTAACTGTTTTAAAATAATACACTGAGAAAACTGTAGCACCAGCACCATGACCAGTAAGAACGTCTGAAATTGTTTTCCCATCAGCATCTGTTCCAGCGATAGTGTAAGTAATACCTGTGTTAGAACTAGCACCAGTAATGGATATTTTCTGTGCCATTGCAATAATTGCAACACCACCCGTTACTACAGTTCCATCTATAGTCAATGCACCAGCACTTGCTCTGGTCTGGGATGTACATACCGCAGTAGCACTATTCGTAAGTGCAACTGTTGTTACTTCTAAATTACGCATGATGCCTCCGCTAAAAAAGAAGGGGGTAGTGTTACCTACCCCCGATAGTTACTATTAAGCGTCAGCAGCAGGTAACAGATAACCAGAAAGGTCAGCAACAGCAGTGGCTTTGTTTTCAAAGAAGCCAATTCCAGTTGTTGTAGTAACCAGAAGCTCACCAGCAGTATCTCTATGATTAATCATATTGTGATGGATAGAGCCTGTAGAGCTAAGACCAGTATCCGTTACGACCAACAAAGGGTTAGCTGTGTTGAATCGCTGAAACATATTTTCTTCGCATACAAAGTTGGTCAGATTTTTACCTGTAGCACCTTTTACAACGATTGGAAGATTGTTCGTATTAACACCCAAGTTAGAGTAGTTATTATTTACAGTTAATCCGTCAATATGACCGTTGATATTGAACATTGATTCTGTAAGCAAATCTGGCTCGACCCACTCACTGTCAATCATTGCCATACCATCAGCTTCGTTGTTTGTTGTGCTTGTGCTAACAATTGACAAGAAGTTCATGTTAGTAGCAGTAGCTTGTATACGACAATCTTCAATCAAGAAAAATTTAGCTGTAACGGTAAACACTTTAGTTATGTCAGCAAAGTTAGCTGTAAATATCATGTTTTTAAATGTTACGTTAGCACCACTTACTGCGATAGAAGCAGTAGCAGCCGTACTCAACGTAATGGTGGGGCGTTTGTTGCCAGTGCCAAGGCCGATAATAGATACACCACCGTTTGCTACAGAAATGGTAGCAGCAGCAATAACGCTTTCGGTATGACCAGGCATAACCATAACAACATCACCACGGTTAGCTTTGCATCGAGTAACAGCATAAGCAATGGTAGCGAAAGGTTTTTGATAAGTGCCAGGATTACCATTAGAACCACCTACACCGCCATCAGCGAGGACAGTCGTAGAGTTCACAAAGAATACTTGACCAGGATTGGTCACATTGATTGGTAAACCACGGATAGTAAGACCAGCGGTAAAACCATTTGGATAATTTGAATAACTCATATTTTCACCATTGAACCCAGTAGGGTCTGTTAAGAAATGTCAAGGTTGAAACATAGGGGGCTTTTACACCCCCTACGTCATTACGGATTAAGCTCCGTTAGTTCCAAACACACCACGAGCATCATCCCATCCGTAGGAGGTACGATAGTCGGCTTTGAAACGAGCATTACCAGAGGTGAATGCGTTGTCTTGACCGAAACGTACTTTTCTACGCCAATAGAATTTCAGACCATTAGGTGCATCTGTGGTAACAAACCATGCGTCATCGTCAGTCAGGAAGGGCGAAGCCAACCAGCCATCTTTGAACAGGTTCATATCACGGACTGCGTTAGTAGCATTGTTAGCACTGTCATTCTGCAATACAGAACCCAAGATACGCTGTGCATTGAATGCGTTGTTGCCTGATCGTACGATCAAACGTTTTGGCATCAGTGCAGCAGGTAATCCACGAGCATCTGTGGTTTGCATGATAAGAGCTAAAATGTCTTCCAATGATGCTTCTGACAAATCAGCATCAACAGTCAAACGGTTCTGGTAAGTACCACCGCTTGGGCCATTGCTGTGAGATGTAGAGAACAAGGAAGTGCCATCACCGTCAGTCATGACGTAAGCAGTATCAAAGCCATTGTTCAGAACGCTGTGGGCATCCAGTTCGTTAGTGATAGTAGCAGCACGAGCCAGAGCTTTTGCGCCATCACTGAACTGATTGTACAGTTCGTCATCAATCGCTTCTTCAGTAACGATAAAGCCTTTAGCCCAAGTTGAATGGATATACTTAGGTGTAAAGCCCTGTCTACGAGAATCAAAGGAGATATCATCACCTTCGTCTTTGTTACTGAAACGACCAAATCCTTCCATCTGGACATTTACTTCAAATGCCTTCTGGCTATCTTTGACCATGAAGATTTTATCGTACTTGGGTTCGTGTTCTGCAAGTTCGTTCCCAAAAATATTGCCAACGCCATCTTGGAGAAGACGTGGAATACTACCACGAGTAATAATTGTACTCATTGTCTATCTCCTTAAATGCCAGTTGCGCCCAGTTTGCTGTTGGTTTCATTGACTCGTACCATAGCTCGTGAGCCAAGTACGCCATCAGAACCTACAAGCAGACGGACGATAGTTAATGGAAGGGTTGCTGTAGTAGCACGACCAGTGAAGTTGGCTTTCATGTTGCTGACAAAGATTGAGCCAGAAACAGTACCAGCAGTAACTACTGCGGGACAGTTAAGACCAACGTCAACAGCGGTGAATGGGCCATTAGCCACGTCAACAGCATACACAGCAAAAGCATCTGTGTTTACAGTCAAGTAACCAGCAGTAGATGCGGGTAAGTGAGTGTAAGACAGAGCTTCGCCAGCAAAAGTTGGACGAACGCCAGTGACTACGCCAGTGTTACCGATGTTAGCAGTGCCGATATCGACCTCTGCATAACCATCAGTGAAAGAAGTGCCGGTCAGAACGACCAAGTCACCTATTCCGAGAACGCCAGAGTGAGATGCAAGTACATGGAAAGTTTTACTTTTCCCTGTAATGTCACCCTGTGCCTCAGTACCTACAAAATTAAATCCAGCCATTGTAGACCTCAGTAAGTTAAATGAAAGAAATACCCTTACGGGCAGTTGTCTCAACTAACTGACGCTTTTTCTAAGCGTTTAGTGAGGAAAATCTCTAAATTTGGCTCTATGCCTAAACTATAAATTGCTAAAAGCAATTTGCTGCTACTAGATTACAGTAGCAGCAAAGTCATTGTCAACTATAAGGATTATCTGACTCAACTCGATCTAAAGATGATTCGCTTCCTTCGGCTCTTGTTCTAGTCGGTGCATATTCATTGACTGCGAGTTTAGTTTGCTCACCAAGCATTTTTTTGTTCTTTTCCTTCTTGGCATTTTGGTCATCTGTCCTGAATTCACGCTTAAGCCTCATCAGGTACATGGTACTGCTGCCAGAAGGTCTGGTTATACTCCCACCAGAGAAATCTACACACATTTCATAATCAGCATTCTGTGCAGAAGTAATACGACCTGGACGATTACTTACCTCTGAAAACCAGCGGTAATAAAAGTGATCCAAATCAAATTCATAATTAGGTACTTCAAGGTTTAGCCCTTGCTGCATACCCCTTCTGACCCGTTTAGCAGGTTCGTTAGGATTTCTGGCATCACCAGACTCAATACCCATTACAGCAGACATCTCAGCACTTACATTGGATGCGGAAGTTCTACGTCCTCTCATTTTGACCCCCTAGAGTCAGATACAGCCTTCAGGAATTCTTTATCGTTCTTCCAAGCATCTGGCAATGCAGCCTTCAAAGCAAGCTCATCATTGGTTAAATCAGCCATACTTAATGCCCTAGAAGGTGTCTTAAAGCCCTTGTTTCCATGCCCTTTTTCAGTGTCAGGAACACTTCTTTTAGGGGTATTATCAGGATAACTAGCCTTTAATTTGCCATCTACCATAGATAAAGCAGTGTTATCGTCCATTCCTTGCATTTTAGCCTTCTGATATTCGTGTCTTGCATAGATAGACTTAGGAGATTCCTCAAATATCCACGCATTACGGGTATTCCAGTCATCCAGATCGGTATTTCGTGCAGGAGCTTGCATACTGAGGTTGGCAATCTGCTTGTCGTAGCCTTCAACAGCCTTAACATCACCATTTTCAATAGCAGCTTTACGAAAATCCCTGATTACTGCCTTCTGAGCGTCAACAATCTTGTTAACACCAGAAAGTCTCTCCTCAATTTCCCTGTCTTTGCTTTTTAACTTACCAATAAACTCTCCACGAATGTTAAAAGCCTCCGCAGATATCCAATCTTCTGCTGCTTTACCGGCTTCATTCCATTCTTCCTCAGATACCCATCCACCGCTTCTTGCTTTATCTTCTTGGCGGGTAGCGTATGTTTTAGGGAGCTTTACTTCTTCCTTTTCCTCTGGTTCTTGAGCAAGTGCTTTCAAATCAATTTCTTCTGAATCAGCCATTGTCTATGACTCCAATGATGTGTGTATCAGGAATGTAACGGAAGTTGTCATAATCTTTAACAACCGATTTCTTGCCTTCAAATTTTCTAAACTCTACCCTATCTCCAATGTTTACTCCCCATTGGACATGGGCTGGTTTTGATTCATCCTTACAACCTTCCCATCCTGAATAAGCAGTAGGGCCAACAGCCCGTAAAATGCCTTCTTCAGTAACAGATTGTTCTTTCTGTGCGGTATCTTTAGTTAATAAAATACCGCCAGCCGTTTTTTCTTCTACTAACTGGGTTTCTACTAAAACGTAGAATCCTACTGGTTTAATCTTCATTGCTTAGTTCCTCGTTACGAACCTCTACTGGTTGCCAATACAATAGAATATCTATCATTTTCCTAGCACCTTCTCTTTGATGCGCTAGTGGAATGGAGCTATCTACTGATTCTGGCAAATCGTCCTGTATCTGCTCAAGTAACGCTAATATGAGATCGTTATGCAGTCGGACGGTAACGGGGTCACGTTTCCACTTGTTGTAGTGGTCTCGTGTAATGAGGGTACGTTCAGGAATTAAACTAAATAGCATCTCTAGCATCTATTGCTCCTCTATTCTGCATTTGCAGATCTGCATTTGCAGATTATCTACCCGCTATGGGTTCTGTACTTCTGGCATTGCTTGTTGATTCATCAACCCTTGTAAATTATCAGGCACTGTGCCTGGTGCTTGTGGCTGCATCTGTGGTGGCATTGGTGGAGCTTGCATTGGTGGCGGCATTGGAGGAGGCATTGGTGGTGGAGGAGGAGCTATAGGTTGAATCCTCTCCATAGGATTAATGCCATAGTTCATTATCTGTTTTTCAGCCATATCTATTATTCCAGAATACTTGTCAATCTTATTCTGGGTAGATTCAGTTTCTGCTTCTTCAGCCAACTTGGTAGCTCTAGCCAGGCTTTCAATATCAGTGACTTTAGCAGTAAGAATCCTAGACTCGATCTCTTTGCGTTTAGCTTTAGAGTCTTCATCCAAACGGTCTTGCTCACGTTTAAGTATTTCAGTCTGAAGTTGTGCTAACTGATTGGTTTTTTCTTTCTCAGCAGTCATTTTCTGGATAGCTTCTTTGTCTTTTGGACTCATGGAGCTTTCTTCTGGGTATATTTGGTCTAACAAGTCAGACCCGATAGCCTCAAAGAATCCTTTGATAATAGGAACAGGATTACCTCCAGACTGGAGAACCATAGGGACTTGTTCTAGCTCAAGTGCAGCAGTTTGAATTCGCTGTACACGACTGCTCATCTCAGCACTAGCAGAGGGTATAATCTCAACCATATCAGAATCAAAGTCAGCAATAGGGTCAGCTTCTGGATCGTCCAGAATATCTTTATACAAATCAGGATTAAAAGTAGTTTTGTTAATCCTGTACAGCACTTGGAATTCTTCAGTCTGTGAGTCAATAATTCGTTTAAACAGCGCATTAGTGGATGTCATTCCTTCCTGAATAATAGCCAACGCAGTAGTAGGAGCTGTGCTTGCTTGAATCTGACCAGACAAGTCAGCTACCGCCAAGAATGTTTGCGCTCGATTGCTCATCTGCTGGTTAAGAGCCAGCAATGCCTGGCTAGGTTCTTGGGTAGGATTTGGAAAGATACCCTTTGCCAATTTCTCAGCAGGAACATCCGTCTTGACGTACTGACCCATCTTCAGCCTAGTGACTCCGTTTTCTTTCCTGAACTCTTTAGACAGTATTCCACCGCCTACATTGTTCAAAGTACCTCGGTCAGTCAGTTGATTAGTGGTAGCGTTAATTGCTTGGGTCATTGCCCCGAGAACATGGGCATAGCCCAGATCAAGGAAAGTGCCATCAGGGGCTGGTATAAATCCATACTTTGTTACGTTTTGGAAAGGGATTACTCTAACGATTTCAAAGTCTTCTTTATTGATTTTAGGTTTTGCTAACCCTAAAAAGCTCATCATTCCATCACCACCAAACCCTTTCACTACGTCTTGTTCGGTAAGTCTCATCGCTTTAGGCAATGACATAACCTTTTCGTTATACTTAACCATGATGGAGTTTTCATCAAACCGAGCAACAATCCTGACTACCTTGCCTGATTGGTCGTGAACCGTTATCACATAAGGTTCTTCATACCCATCACCGTCTAAGTCATAAAAGCATTGCTGCTCAATAAACTTCTCTGGATTGTCAAAACTGTTAATTACCTTCTGTTCTTCGTTGGAGAATTTATCGCCTTTACGGTCTACACCTTCTTCGTATTCAGAAGACTCATCTTCAAACATTTCAATATCCAGCCATTTCCCCGAACGAACTCGCTCTTCTATAGCATTACGGGAGAACTGCATAACCTGAGAGAAAGAACGACAGTCAGACATAGACTTGGTAGCTTGGTTAACAACGAAGTCAGGGTAAGTAATTACAATGGACTCACACTTATCTTCAAGTAAATCAAAGACTACTTTCTTAAACGCTGTTCCTACGTTAGGCAGTTGATAGAATAATCGAGATTGATCTCGTCTCCAGCCACCCATCCCATAGTTAATCTGATAGTTCATTACTTCAGAAACACGCTTCATGCGTTCTTTCTTTTTACCATCCTTGTCTCTACCGATAGCTTGTACAGCCAATAAGTTTTTATTTTTCAATAACTCAAGGGTAGCTTTATCACCAAAGCGTAACGATGCTTCAGTCAGGATAGGGTCTTTGTAATTGGAAGCCCCTTCCCAGGGCGTTGATCGGGTATGGTATTCTTGTCTCATCAGGTCGATACCGTT